TTATATCAACACTACCATCTAAATATAAAATCCAAGACTGCACTACTGTATTTCTGCCATCTCTATTTTCTGATTCACCAATAATTTGCAATCTACATGCATTATTAGTACTTAAATCAGACCAAGAAGTTGACTGTAAACCTCTGCTATCAACAGAAGAATCATCAACTCTTTGTACGTTTACTTTATTAATAAATAATCTTTGTGGTATTCTTCCTGCCATATAATTAAATTTAGCAAGAAATTTAGAAATTTAGGTATTGTGATTTGTCTTTAGTCTTTTTTTTCTTCGTTCTTTAGATTGGCAAGACTTACAAATATGGGCATAACCATCTGGAGAAGTTCGCTTAGCGTTAAAAGAACCAACAGATAGATTTTTTTGACAAAACCAACAATCTTTAGTTTTAATACTTTTATCTTGATTCTTAATTTTATCCAAGCAAACATTGCAATATCTATTATAACCGTCTTTATATTTTTGACTTTTAGTATATTCTAATAAGTCTTTTGTTACTTCACACTTGTAACATTTCTTAGTAGTTTTATCAACAGACATAAAATTTGCATTAGCTTTATCAACTTTATCTTTAAGTTCTGGATAATTTAGTAACCATGTTTTAAATTTATCAGGACCAATAGGTAAATCTTTAAACAATTCTCTACTTGAAGGTGAATAACCTTGTATTTCTATTCTTTTAATTATTTCATCAGTTAATTCTGGTGTTGGTGTTTTATAGGTTTTAAATCCACACTCTTCTTTTATTTGTCTAACTCTTTCAATAGAAACATTCCATTCTAAAGACCATTCAGTTAGTGATTTGTTTGGTTTAGATTGAAATAATAACTTAGCTTCTTCTAAGCTAGGTGCTTTTTTATTAGGCATTATATAAAATAACTTTTCCTATACGGTGACAATAACTGCATATCTGATGATGATAATGGAGCTATTGAAAGTGCATCTAATCCAACAGTGTATACTTGGCTATATTCTCCAATAGATTCTGAACCTGATAGGTTCATATTACCTGCTTGACTAGCACCTTGAGCAGATATTTCACCAGGGTCTTGTTGTGATGAGACTGCAACAGTAGCTTCTAATAATCTAGCTGCTGCTCTTGATGAAACCATCTTTATTTGTATAGGTAAGTCAGTTGACACACCACCACCGAATGCTGTATAACCAGATACATAGGTTACTACAATATTTTGTTCCCTCGCATAAGACCACCTTTTACCTAGTCGTCTTAATCTCCCACTATCATAAAATACAAAATCTGCTTGATTACCTTCTGTTAATGTATATTCATCTTCTACTACAGATGTAATAGAATGTACAGGAAGGTGTCTTAAAAATATTTCTTTTGTTTGGTCACCAGTAAAAGTTTCTGTTTTAGTACCATACTCTAGGTCATAACCTACATATTGATTTATTGCTGCGTCAACAAAAGGAATTATATTATTAGTTAAATGAGTCTCTAAGTCTGAGTCAAAGTCTATTTGAGTATAAGACTCTACATCAGATGCCGTTGAGAAAGCCATTTAGACCTCCTACTTATCTTCGACGTCTTTTTTAACTGCTTTATCTTCTACGTCTGATTTTTTAACTGCTTTTTCAGCTGGAGCTTTTTTAGCTGCTGCTTTTTTCTTAGCAGGAGCTTTTTCTTTCTTACCCCAACCTTGCTCTTTGAGCCATTCAGTAGGGTATTCTTTACCAGCTTTAGCAACTAAATCTGCTTGAGAAGTTGGCACATCTACTGGGTTACCTTCCCAAAGCTTTCCATCAGGTAGCTTATAAATATTTTTTTCTGGAATTGTATACATAATCATTAATCCTAACTTATAAAATAAAATTACTTGGTATTAGAAAAGGGCTTCCGAAGAAGCCCTTATTCTACACTATCGTCTAAATCAAACTTAGAAGTTTGTTATAGAACAGAAAGCTGTTGGTCTGTAAATGACAAAGCCCATTCTCATGGTTAATCTGATAGCTAGTTGATTCTTCGCAAAGAAGTCACTGTGGCTGTCAGAAACTGCAAGGTCTACACCTTGTCTCATTACCATTTGAGCAGCATCGCCACCACCGAATTTACCGACTAATGCGGTACCTTCAGCAATTGCTGTGCTTGGGACAACTTTAAGACCCCATAATCTAGCAGCTACATCGCCACCAAAGCCGCCTGCGGCTACGATTAATGGATTCTTAGAAGCAAGACCTGCGGTTGCATCTCCTGCTTGGTCAGTTACAGCAGTAACAATTTGATACCAGTCACTTGGGTGCATAACAACTGAATCAGGCTCGACGAAAGCGTCTTTTCTGATTTCTGTTATTGCTTGATAAATTTGTCCAAGTCTGTTCAATTCTCCAGAATATGAAGAATAGTCAAATGTGTTAATACCAGATTTATTTAATACACCAGTCAAGTTTGGAGCTGAACCATCACCGTTTAGTAATTGGTTGTCCATTCTTAATCTCATCATAGTTGTGAGACGTGAATTAACATATCCTTGGATACCAGAAACGTCAGCCAACAATTCATCTGTCACAGGCAAGAAAGTAGCAATCTTACGAATGCTTTCTGTTCTTTCTGTGAATGCCAATGCTGATTCGTTTGCACTGGAGATGTCTCCAGATTCTGCAATTTCACCTGCATTGTTTGTGAAAGTTGTCTCTTCAAGATATACATATGCATTTTGGTTTGTTGTGATTTGGTCAAACAATCCAATTACAGCATTTGGGTCTCTTAAAGCTGTCTCTAATATTCCAGGTGCTCTTAATGACTCTGGTGGATAACCTGTGGTATTTAATGTTGTTTTAAATTCTGCTTGAGAATCTACGCCTTTAACACCATTGCTTAAGTATGATTTATAAGCATCAGTATCTGTGAATTGCTCACCTATTGTTTTAATGCCAGCTGGAGCTTCTTCAGCAACAGGAAGTTCGTTAGCAACTTCGTTGCTTACTTCCATAGCTTTTTCATTAGCAGCTTTTGATTCTTCAATCTTAAGCTCATCTAATGAACCAGCAAGTTCCTCATTAAGACCTTTGATTTTCTCTTTTTGGTCTGCTGAGTACTTACCATCTTCAGCTGGAGCATCAAATACAGATTTAAGCTCTTCACGAGACTTAGCAATATTTTCTCTAAGCTCTTCTACTTTACTCACTGTAAATTATCTCCTATTAGATTACTTATACTTCAGTGTCGTCAGCCTCAACAACCATAGCATCTGCTAATAGTCTTTGAGACTCTGCCCACACTTCGTCGTCAAGGTCTTCTTCTTCGACTGATTCAGTGTTATCTACTGGAACTTCTTCAACTTCTACCTCAGATTCTTCAGGGTCCTCTGTGTCTTCCTCTGGTTCGATAGCTACGTCAGTATCTACTGAGTCTGTTGGTTCTTCAACAACAGCTTCAGCAGCTTCAGTTTGTTCTTCGTCTAAGTCGTCTTCTAACTCTAAAGCACCTTCGGTTCCGACTTCTTCAATAAATTGGTCCAATTCGGTCCAAGCATCTTGTAAGTCTTCCTGAACTGCCCTTAATGCTTCAGTAGCCTTGACTCCTATTTTCCTTCCATCTTTTGCACGTAACATCGCAATGGCGTTAGCACGTGTCATCAAGCCGTTCAATGCAGCAAGCACATCTTTGACTTCTTCCGAAAAAGTTTTAGAAACTTCTTCTGAATTCTCTATATCATCAGACTTTTTCATATCTTTGGCACATTTACCAGTTTTGTTATAGTCACAATGTCCATAACCTTTTTCGTCTGACTCTTCTACCACAGGAGTTGAACAGTTGCAATCGCAACCTGATTTCTCTTCTTCAACTTCTTCCTCTGGTTCTTCGTTTTCAAAAAATGTAGAATGACCAAGAACACCTTTTTCACCAGCCATTTCTTCTAATAACTCTTTATTAGATTTAATAGCCATTGTGTATGTGTCTTGGTTAGCACCTACTAATACAGGAGATACCTCGTAGACTGATAAGTCTTTTAAGTATCTTGCGTCAACATCCTTATCACCGCTCTTAAATTTACCTCTTTCACTATCGTTAACTCTATATCCAAATGACCATTGTTGTAAGTCACCCATAGCTTTAACTAAGTTGTATGCTTCTTTACCTGATTCAGTATCCATAAAAAATGAACCTTCAAAAGTAGCTTTATCGCCATCTTGTTTTATTTCACCTTTACCAATTGGCATATCCCATTTATGAGCCCATACCATTGGAACTGAACCTGATTTGAATCCTGATTTGATAGCGTCAGGAATTACTACATCACCGTCGCTATCTAAAGTATTGAAAACCGAGAAAACAGCAGAAACTTTTCCTTCGTTGTCTGCTTTAAATTCTAAGTCGATATTTTTAATTTCACTCACGAGTGCATCTCCTATAAATTGTTAACAAATTTAATAAGGTGCATATATATTAGACTTTAACAAATGTCTTGAAAATGCGTGGTATTATTTTGTGATGTCTTTAATGACAGTTAATTTGGAGACTGGCATGGTAACTTTTCTATCAGTCTTTTTATGTTTACCATCTTCCATTATTGCCCATACTTGCATAGTAGCTTCATCGCCACTAACACTAGTTACTACACCATGAACAGTTGAAGGTGGGTCGGGGTCCTTATTGATTGACCAACTGACAGATTGTCCAACTCTAACACTTGCTGCCTTTTCCCCACTTTTTTTAGATGAGAGTGGGTGGGAAGAAGGTAGTAAATCTTGGTCGTAAGGTTTTCTTTTAAATCTACCAGTTCTCAAAGCATGAAGGAACCCGTTAACTCTGGCTACTCCCCACTGGTCAGCTCCAGTTACATTACCACGAACTGATGATGGGTTTGTACGATAAGCACCAACACCTCTGTTAAATACAGATACTAATGTTCTTAAATTAGTTCTGTACTTAGGATTTTTCGCATTGTGTTCTTTTACTTTATTAGTAAGAGTTTTGCGAATTCTATCTGAAACAGCTTTAGCAGCATTTTCATCAGCCATTTTACTGGCTAACTCATAAGCAGCTTTACGCCTACTTCTAACTACTTTCATTTGGTCAGATATAACTTTTTTCATAGCAGGAACACCCATGTTTAAAACACCACCCCACTTAATAGCAGCAACAACACCAGCTAATCTGTTATTGTTTTGATGTCTTCCCATAAAGCGCTCTCTTCTACGTACCCAGCTAAGAACTGATTCACTTCTATCACCAGATTGATATTTAGTCCACCTAGCAAAAGCATCATTACCTGTAAACGAAGTAGGAGGGTTACCACCATTTCCACCTCGTCTCCAAATTTCTGGGTAATTCTCTTTTAGGTTTTTTGCATAACCATAAGGAAACATTTTATATTTAGAATTAGAAATACTTACAGCCATGTCATCACCAGGGCTTGGAAAATTTGTTCTATCTTTCTTAGGTTTTTCTTTTTTTATATTCTCAGGTTCCATCTCAAAAACTTGTTCCATAACTACTTCGGCTTCTTCTGTTGATACTTTCAACTCCTCAACTATACCATCAATAAAAGATTTTTTGCTTCTTTCAAATGCTTCGTGACTTGCACAAGGCATATAGTATGTCATGTCTTCAATTTTATGAGTATGAAAACCAGAACAACCTATTTGTCTAGCTCTTTCTTCAGCAGCTTCTCTAGTTGTAAACATCCACATATTCCTTGATGGTCTAGGAGCAACTGCTTGTCTAGTAGTCTCAGGTGCGGCATCAACACTATCCATTTTTTGGTCATATAATTTTCTTAAAAGTTTTGCTTCATAACTAGCTTCATCTGAACTAGCAGCTCTAAGTTGTTCTGATTGAGTATCATTGTTTTGTGTATCTTGTTGTTCTTCAGTTTGTGCTTGAGGTACTGTTGATTGACCATCTGCATCAACTTGTAACATATTCATTGGTCTTAAATATACGTTATGTTTTTCATCAACATCAAGACCAACTACTTTTCTAGCTTCACCAATAGTTATCCAACCACCAGATACACCCATGTTCACTCTTTTATAAAGTTCATCCATATCTGTTTGTAAAGCTCTTACATTTTGAATATCATAATCACACATCATTTGACTATCGCCAAAATCTGGTATAAGTAATTGATGTGTTAGTTCATTAGAAACTGTTTTCCACAATGGAACTAATTTCTGCTCAGTAAAAAATTCTCTTAGTTCAGCAGTATTGTTGTATGTTGCTGCGTCCAAACCAGCTCCAAGTCCAGCAAGAATTGCTGGTACACCTAAAACAGCAGAAACTCTTTCTTCAGGCAATCTTCTTAATTCTTGTAATTTCATTTGGTCAGGTGAAAAAGAAACAACTTCTACAGACATAGCACCAGAAAGAACCATTGGTTGACCTCTATTAGCACCACCAAATTTTTGTTTGTAAGAAGATGCTATCGCTTCAGCTTCTTCTCTAGTAGGTCCACCCATAGCATCATTTCTTGGTGACAGTACAACTCCTGGTACTGCTAAGTTTGTTAACAATGCAGAAGAATATTGACCTGCTGCTTCATCTCCAACTAATTCTCTTAATATAGATTTAAGCGGTGCATGACCTCTTCTATGGTCATTTGGGTCAATACCTTGACGTATATGAATTACATCTTCTACTTTTAACTTTACAGGTTCACCTGCAAGTTCATTTTTAGAATGTGCATAATATTCATAATGTGTAATAAGTTTATTAGTGTTACCTCTAACACTTACCAAGTTAGGCATTAAAGGTACTAATTGAACAACTTTACCTTGTGCGTTTCTATTCTTATAAATAAATGCATCACCATGTGCATTTAAAGAAATTACAATATAGTGTGATAAAAGACTTGAAGACATAAACTCATTAGGTCTTCTATAAAGTTCTGTAACTGGATGTTTATAATCGACTTCTCTGTCACCAAAAACTTGGTCTCTTTTTACTACTTGAAGTTGTGGTTCTGCGAAAGATGTGGCTAATACATTTAAACAAGCTACTACTGCGGAGTTTGCAGTACCGTCTCCTATTTCTTTTAATTGTTCTGTTTCCCAAAAACCTGCTGTTGAATTGTAGCCATAAATAGACGTATCACGACTAGAAGACAAGCTTTGATTGTAGCTTGCCATTTTTCTTAGTCCAGCTTCACTCGGTTTATTTAAGTAATCTGATATTCTTGCTATAAAACTTTTATCTTCTGCCATATTAAAATGCTTGCCAGCTTCTCCTCTGAACTAATGCTTGGACCCCGAGTGTCAGTGCATCGACAATATCATCATGTCGACCAACTGGAAATGTCATCAGTTCTCGCTCTAACTCTTCTAACCACGATGCATTACGACGAAACAATACATCGCCTGACTCCATCCTAGCCGATAAAGGTAAAGCCTGTGTTATTTTATCTTTACTAGCGTCCATCTCTCTAACTCTCATACCAACTCTTTGAGCCATTTGAATAAAGTTTTTAGAAAATCCTTGTTTTTCTATACAAACGTATGCCCATTTGTATTTATTATACAACTGTTGAAGAGTAGGAACTATATCAGGACCTTCTATTTTTACCCTTACCATGTCTTCTACAAATATTTTCATATCTGGTGAGATAGCACATGAAAGAATAACTGTATAATCTGAGTCTGTTTTTGTAGTAACAGCTAAGTCAGCTGTACCAAAATGTAACATTTCAGCTGGATTCCATTGAGAACCACCACCAATGTATAGTCTATCTTTTATATCAAAGTAAGACATCCACTCTGGTTTAAGCATTCCTTGACCTGCATCAACAAATTCAGCTAAATACTCTTGAGCAAAAACAATAGAGCCTACTTCATCTTTTGCAGAATCTATTTCATCGTCATCAATCATTGGGTTGTCGTAAGTAGAATATCTAAACCTTTCCCAATTAGGTGAGTTTTCTGCTACTTCCCATAAATCAAAAAACCAATTATCCATACCCATAGGTGTACTAATAAATAATGCAGAACCTTTTCTTTCTGTAAGAGTAGGACGTAATACTTCTTGCCAAACATCAGGTTTAATAAATGCTGCCTCGTCCATTACTAAGAAATCCAAACCTTCACCACGTAACCTTTGTGGATTATCAGCAGATTTACAAGATATAGAGCCACCATTAGGAAAAATAACTTCCATGTTGGCTAAAGAAACTTTAGGTTGTATTTCTGGTGGAAAAGAATAAGCTGCGTTTTCTAGTGCTCTCCAACCAACTCTAGCTATAGCAAATGTTGGTGCAACCCACCAAGCTCTACCACCATTAAGAGCAACTTCCATACACATGTGTATACCAAGACGAGTTTTACCAAACCTACGACCAGCACAAAGAATTTTCCATCTGCTATTTGATTTAGCAACTTCTTTTTGATTTTCATGAAGTCCAGGTAATTCAGGAACATAAACTGGCATTACTTTTTATTTCGTTTAAGTTCTAAATATTCTTGTACTAATTTTATATATTCTCTTCTAGAGGCAACTTGTTGTTTACCAGTATATATATCTGAATGCCACTTGCAGAACATAGCTACATTGTCAGAATCATAAGCTCTAGTGCTATCTCTACCCATTGTTCCTATTTTTTCAATCATTGTAAGTTTTAGAAACTGAGCTTCTTTACATCCAGTCCACTCACATTTGTATCTAGCTCTAATTAAAGCTTCTTTTCTTGTTTGATTTATATTTTTTGGTCTTACCATCTAAACTTCTTTTTTTTCATTTCGTTAAATTGCTTATAAGACTTAGCACTTAAATTACTTGGGTCTTTTTCCCATTCTACATCAACAGGTGTCTCAAACATGACATTCTTTGAAACTAATCTTTTAGAATCAGATTTACACTTTGGACACTTAATTAAAGGGTCTTCTGTTATTTTATGTGTTACTTCAAATTCAAAATTACATTTATGTAAAATACATTGGTAATCATATCTAGGCATATCTATTTAAAAATCCTCTTAATAAAGCTTGATACTCTTTTTGAGCACCAACCTGTTGTCTTCCATCAAAAATATCGTGATGATACTTACAAAGTATAGCAACATTTTCTGGGTCATTGGATATATTTCTATCTCTTCCTCCCATACCTATTGCTTTTATGTGAGCCATCTCTAACCATTGTCTTTCATCACAACCAGCCCACTCACATTTATTTTTAGCACGTTTTAATGCAGAAGCTCGTAAATCAGATTTATTTATTTTACCAGTGCCTTCTCTTTTCTTTTGACCCATGCCAGATATGCCAAAGCTAGCACTTCTACGTTTTTTAAATTCAGAGTAAGTTTCGTTTTCTGGGTCCCATTGAACAGTCATAATAATATTTTACCAGATTTTCATTTTAGATACAGCTCTTCCAAAGAAGAGCCGATGATGGGAGGAGGTCGGTGTGGATGCCGACAATTTAACTTTAGCTCTTAAAAGAAAATCCTGTGGTATTTGACAATGAAGGGTAGCTTGCTAAAACTATGAAGGCAATATTATCTAATTCGTCTTTTGCTGAAAGTCCACTATGGATTTTAAAAGTATCAATAACTTGGTTGTCTTTAATCATCTCTACTAGAATTTTTCCGTTTTGTTCTGTTTCAGGTTTTGTTTTAAATCTTATACCGCTAATTATGTAATCCATTGTTTTACTACCATATCATTTAAAAAATAGAATCGTCGTCTTTGTCCTCTATTGGAGACATTTTTCTTTCTTTACGAATTGCACGACGCTCTCTTTCTGATTTTCCTCCCCAAATACCAAAACGCTCTCCTCGTTGGAGAGCTTGTTCTAAGCATGGTTCTTGTACTGGACACTGATTACAAATGGCTTTCGCTTTTTTCGTTGAACTCCCTCGTTCTGGAAACCACTCGTCTGCATTTAACTCGGGATATAAAATTGTATTACAAGCAGCTTTTGAATACCACTTCGGTATACCAAGCACATCAGCTAATAAGCTAACCTTATCCTCATCCATATACAAAACTCTACATAGATTTACTAAGCATTAAAAGATTTAT